TCAGATTGTTTTTCCGACCGCGGTCCCTGCCCGCCGGATAACTGCTTCTGGTGCTTTACGCTGCACACCCGGGTCAGTTGCCAACCCTCTGAACCGTTGAGGCCGGTTCATCGCTGCCTTTGTGATGAAACTAAAGAGCTTCGTTTCGAGCCGCCTTGTTGGGCCGCTTGAGACAAAGAATATGCATGGATGCATATACAGTCAATGCATAAATGCATTTATTTATGCACCTGAAATGCACGGATGCATTAAAGCTCCGCAGACAAAGGCGTTGGCGGTTTTCGACAGACGAAAAAAAACCCGCCGATGAGCGGGTTTTATCTGACAGCGGTGAGGTTAACGGGCGTACATGCCCCACCAGAAGACGTGACCGAGGATGACGATCTGCTCTTCCTGGATTTCCTGGAAGCTGTAGTCCTCGTCCGGATGCTCATCGCGATTGAAGCTGCGCAGGCGAATCCCCGTCGGCAGGCGATAAAGCTGTTTCACCCGCAACTGGCCATTGTGATTGATGGCGTACAGGTCGCCGTCGACGATGTCGCCAATCCCGCATTTGCCGGCATTCACCCCGACCGTGGCGCCATCACGCAGCACCGGCAACATGCTATTGCCGCGCACGGTCACGCATTTGGCCTGGTCGAACTGCACGCCGTTGTGGCGCAAGCTACGCTTGCCGAAGCGCAGGCTAGAGCGCTCGCTCTCTTCGATGACGAATCTTCCTGATCCAGCAGCCAATTCAACCTCGCGAAGAAAGGGAACCGACACCTCGTCGTCATCGACGGGCGTATCGTCATCCCACAGGCTTATGTCCTTGAGTTCCGAATGCAATTCATCGCGCCCGGCGCTGGCGGCCGGCGCGACATCCGCACGGCCCCGCAACTGATCGGTACTCACGACGAAGTACTCGGCGATCTTCGAAATATGTTTATCCGAAGGATCGACGATCTTCCCGCTGAGAATGCGCGAGAGAGTGGATTGAGGCACGCCGGTGCGACGGTGAAGCTCCGTGGGGGAGATTCCGTGCTGGTCAAGCAGTGCTCTTAAGACGGTAGAAACATTGCGTTTTTGCATAACGCGCATAGTGCTTGATCTTTTTTCGGAAGACAAATGCCAAATTGCATAATTTGTGCATAGACCACGAATACTTTGCCTTGAGGCTTTCACGCCTGCGTAGGTCGGACCGCCCATGGTAACCTTGCGCCCATCGCGGAAAAGCCGGGCCGATGCCCCTCCTTTGCCCCACACCTTTCAACGAATTTGCCTATATCCGATGAATAAAGCGCTCTCCGATCTGTCCTCCCACACGCCGATTGTGCTGGAGTATTAACGGTAAAGGAGGCGAAACTCCCGCCCTTACTGGGGTTTGTAGCACTTTCATCGAGCATGCATAAACGCATAACTGGCATTGATTGGCATGAATTGGCGTATGAGTTGCCCCATTTTTGCCCCATCAGCTCTGCGCAATTCGGAATGTAAGCAATCCCGACAGACTAGTTTCGGCTAGAAGCTGCCGCTTACGAGTGAGTGGTTGCCCGACTCGGCATTGCAATCGGCACGCCTCTGGCGATGATATCCACAATTAGGATAAAGGAGACGTCAGTGCGCGATCGCGTCGCAGAGTGGAAGCGGATTTTTGACTCCGAAGAGAACGCCATCAGTAAGGCCTTAAATCGAATGGCTTGGGATGTCGCCGCATTTTCGTGCGTGGTTGAAATGGTACGGCAAGCGCCAAAAGTCGATGGCGAAAAGCAGCTCAACGGCCTGGTAATGGACATGTTGGCGTCCGGTTTCTGGGCAGGGACGATGCAGGGTATCCGCCGGCTGGTTGAGAGCGAGCCTATTCGCGGCCCCAAGAGCGTGTGCTCTCTGGGTGGTCTGATTGCCGACGTCCGCGCCTCACGTGGGAAGCTGACGCGCGAGGTCTACGTCAGAGATATTGCTTGCCTGGAATACAACTACCTCCGCACTCTCGCCGCGAGCGATGCATACGCCAATGAGCAGTTCCGGCAAGGAAACCATTGCTACTGGGTACCGATTGAGTACCACCATGAGCTTGCGATGAAGCGGCACGAGGAATTTGATTGGCTCAGCGGCGTGACTGCGGGGGCCTCGAGGCCAGATGACCTCATTCGGGTTGAGATATTCGACATGCTTGAGTCCCGCTTGGATCGGCTTTCGTCCGTGATCGAACACGTCAACGTCGACATTGCCCATGCTGCCACTGAGGCCAGCCGACAGGGGCGGGTGCTGGAGCGCTGGGGCTTGACTGACGCCAAGCAAGCTGTGCGTGAGATTGCTGAGGTTGCCCATGTGGTGGGCACCTGGTTTTGCTATAGCGGCACCGGCACTGTGTTGCCTGTCGCACAGTTCGACCAGTTCAAGCATCTGGATAGTCCGCTGTTCACTGGCGATCGCGCCAGGCTGCAGGAGGTATGGACGGAGTTTGATCGCGAGGCGCAGCAATGGCACCAAGTGGATCCGACCAAGTGGATGAACATTCAGTGAGGCCCGAAGAACGCCGTGGTGCGAGCTAAAGGGGACAGATTTATCTTCTACACTAAGCGCCCGCTTGTAGCCGAACGCTGTCTTTCTCGACAGCCAGCAATCGACCAGTAGCAGCTGTTCCAAGTGGCAGCGCAGCTAAGCTGCTCAAACAGTTTCTATCCATTACTATCGGATCTTTTTAACTCAGTGAGTGCATGGACGTGAACCACGTTATCAATTGTACCTCCTCTATTTAAGAGCTATGCACGCATCTTCTTCCTTGCGCTTTACTTACTTCAATATCGACCAGTTGGGCTAGTGCCTCAACGTCGAACGGCGCCTTGCGGTGCCGTTGTTTATCGCGTGATCAGCGGTTTTTCGTGAGCGGATCGTCCTCCCACTTTTTTGCTAGATCCTTCATTGCTTTATCGCTCTTCGCCTTGCGCCAGTACAGAAAGGCAGCAAGGGAGCCAAAGAAAATGGCCAGAACAATGATGAGCCCATAAGGGTTAGGGATTTGATGCAAAGTCATATTTTTTCCTCTTATTATTTGACTTCCATCTAAGTATATATATTCCGGCTTTTAGTTTCAATAGATGATTGACAAGCTTGGCAAACTTCTTGTTGTTGGATATACAAGCGTCTTAGCTCCAATATTTCTCCGGTGAATATAGGCGTTTCCAAGCGATGCAGTGTCTTGCTACCCTTTTTAGATCAATTTCAGCGACCTCATTGATGTGCAGTAGATTCATTCATGCATCAAGTGATATTAGTTTCATATACTTTGGACAAGGCGTTAGGGACGCTCATCTCTGTCAGTTCTGACGGGCCGCCATAGGTCGATTGCGGACCTTGGAGACCTTTGCGCAGACCGTCGCCGAGTCGTTTTTTGACTGCTAGGCTGAACTCTCCACGGAGGATTCGCGATGCCAAACTCAGACCTGCTCCCTTCCCTACTCTTTAAGATCAATGAAAACCAACTCGCCCTCGAAGCGGCCATTCTGGAACTCACAAATTGGGTTGAGCAGCGCGGATCAGGCGAGGTCGCCGATAACGTGCGCGGCGCTTTGACCGCAATCGACCGTAACGAGGAGTTCATCAAGATGACACTGGCGGTCCTTATGACGCCAGAGTAAACCTCTGTCCAACGCCGACACCGACCCGAATCCTCCCGAGGGCCAAGGTATTAAAGGGACTGCAACAGGCGGTCGATACTATTGGATTATTGCCGGCGGTTCTGGGCTATTGCCGCTGGTTCGTCACTGACGCCACCACCGAAATAACTTTTCCGTCGACTACTGATCGGTACTAACGCCCGTATTGGGCTCCGTGCCTACACTGTTAGCTCACTCAACAAGGAGCGGTACCGATGGCGATCGAAGACACGAAGGTTTTGAAGATGGTAACCACGCAAGCTCAAGCCCAAGAGCTGTTGGATGAAGGCTGGCAATTACTGGGGTTGTTCGACCGCTGCGACGGTAACGACCAGTACGCCGAGTACCATTTGGGCCGTGCCGCTGAATCGACCGGCAATGCCAGGGTATTCCTGCCGAAGCGGATGCAAAAGTAAGTTCTGCGGTGTTACGAGAAACGCCGTTTATGTTCAACCGCCCCCCACACACCGCGCTGCTGGCTGCAGTCTGGGCCACTCGCGGCTACCATCACCCGTACATTTGGCGTACCGGCACCCTAGGGACTGGTTAATAATGATCTCGACAACCATTAGGAATAGCGATGGCGAGCATGGAAGAGAAGTTCTTGCAGCAACGATTGGCTGAACTACGCGCCGAAGATCCACGCGCCGGGCAATTCACCGATGACCTGTTTGTCACCCTGGACTTCAAAAAGATGGCGATGCGTGATCGCGACATGGCGCGAAGCATGGTGTTTACCCTCTGTATGCCCCTGGCTAAAAAGCCAGCACAGGCCGGAAAACTTCAGGGCTGGCTCCGCCAATTCGTCAAAGACGGCACGCTCAGCCAGCTGCAGGCCGATGCGTTTTGGCAGCGAGCCAATGAACTGGTTAACGCCCCGCAATGAAAGCGCTGTCTGGCTCTATCGAAACATTAGCACCTGGGCCAGCCTGACGGCCGTCGGCAAGTTCACCGACCACCTTGGCATCAAGGGTTTTGCCGCCGAGCTGTGAGCAGCCTAGACGCTCCGAGCCTCTGCCATCTGGTCCAAGGCGTTAGCGTCCTAACGACAGCGGATTGACGTAAAGCGACTGCTCGTCGCCTCCCCCTCGCCGGATCGTTACACCTCGACTACTGTACATGCAACCAGTATCTGTACAGCGAACCCGTTTTCATGAATTTCGACCAGGCTAAAGCGCTGAGACTTCAGCAGTGGCGCACGACCCTCGACGACCACGACTTTCGAATGCAGAACCCCGAGGCCCACCGACAGACCCTTCACTCAATGAGCGCCACCCTGGCAGTCGAAGGGTTGATTGATGAGCTCCAGCAGTTCGACATGAACGAGATGGCGAACGCTGCCTACTGGCACGCAGTGGAGGAATTGCAGACCGCGCCGGGCCGCTACTGCGGCGCCTCTGCCTACGACGTAATACGGCACGGAAGCACCGAGCTGTTTGGCAAGATTGGGCGTTCGATTTTCTATGCCTCGAGCACGCTTGCCGAAGGTGCGCGATCCTCTTACAACGGGAAGATTTACGGTGATGCCACTGGAGCGAACCTTGTGTTCAACCCGTCCGGGGTAGTTGCGAGAATTACCGGACTTACCTTGACCCTGCCGGATGGGCAGCAGTACGACCTCATAGAAACTGGAAGGACAGTCGAGGGCGTCAACTACGAGCCGATCGTGGATCCGGACCTCTACCGCGCATTGGTGGACGTCGCCCAAGTCGCCCAGGAGTGCCGCAATCTGCGCACCTTCGAAAGAGTGCGGCCCCTTATCGACCTGGCAAGGTTCGGCACTTGTCCGGCCTGCCTCGATCGTTTTGACCGGTGTGAAGATTGCCCGACCTGTGCTGGCAGAGGGTTTGTAATGAAGCCGGCGGCCACTGGTCTACCCTGAATACATAGCCGGAGGGTGCAATCATGTGCGGACGCCTTTCCCAGTACCGGGGCATTCACGACTTTGTCGCGGCGCTCAGCATTCCTAACGCCCTGCTCAACTATGCCGGCGACCAGCCTTTCGAACGCTATAACGCCGCGCCAACCACGCAGCTCGCCCTCTTCCACAAGGAAGGGGAGTACCTGCGGGCCGACATGGTGCGCTGGGGATGGCGCCCGCACTGGGCCAAAGACCGCGCCGCGCCGATCAATGCCAGGGTTGAGAAAGTCGCCCATGGTCCATTCTTTAAAGCGATCTGGCCGCACCGGGCAATCATTGCCATCGACAACTGGTTTGAATGGGTTGATGAGGGCGGACCGAAGAAACAGCCCTACCTGATTCGCCGGAGGGACCGAGCACCGATTCTGTGCGCCGCAATCGGCCAGTACCCGAATGCTGAGCATGAACCCAGCGAGCACGACGGCTTTGTCATCATCACCGCCGACAGCGCCGGCGGCATGGTGGACATACACGACCGGCGCCCGGTGACGCTATCGCCGGAACTGGCGCGCGAATGGCTGGACCTGGCCACACCCAAGGAACGCGCCGAGCAGATGGCGCTGCTGCAGGGTGAGCCTACCGAGGCGTTCGAGTGGTTCAAGGTTGACCCGGCTATTGGTAATGTACGAAATCATGGGTCCGAATTGATCAAACGGATAGATTAACTTAACTTTCTTCTATTTGGCCTACACTACTCTCCAGTGTTCAACAGTTAGGCATACCCAATGGAACTCACTGAGCAGCAGATTCTTGAGCAACATTACTTTGAGTTGTTCGTTCAACATTACCCCGTACCTACTGGCGCAATCGAATATTCCGACAAGCCTGATGTACTGATAAAAAATGGCGATAGAAAATTAGGTATCGAAATAGCTCATCTTTACAAACTTGATGGTAAAGACGTTAAAAGCGAGCAAAAGCAAAGCGTAATCCGTCGCGAAGTAATTTCACAAGCTGAGCAACTTTACCTATCGATCCGCGGACGGAAACTTGAGATCTCCGTTGATTTTGATCCCGATTTTCCAATTAAGCGTAAGAGTATCAAAAAGGCCGCTAACAGCCTAGCTGCTATTGCTCAGGAAATTTCATCAGAATGCGAAGGGCACTCAAGTTATAAAGCGTTCGAATCAATGCCGGAGCTCCGTTTTCTATATCACGATGGAAAAGAGTATCCAAATAGTAACTGGCGACTTCAGCAGGGCTTTGATGTCCCGACTTTATCGATCACCCGAGTAAAGTCACTGGTAGCTCAGAAAATTGAAAAACTCAAAAGTTACCAGCTATGCGACACCTATTGGTTACTTCTCATTGTTGAATTTTGGGACCCATCTCAAGATCAAGATATTAATTGGCCCGAAGGAGAAAGCATTGGTCCGGCGCCCTTCGAGCGAATCCTGATCTATAAGCCAGCATTCGAGCAGGTGACCGAAGTAATAAAATGATATCCAAAAAACAACGCGGATAATAATTAATGCACTTGATAATTGATAGCAATCAATTGCAACACCCTAAGCTTCGAGAGTTCCTAACAAATCCAAAGAACCGCGCAGTCTTAACTGATTTCTCCGCGATGGAGGCATATAAAGGCGATACGCTTAATAGCATTTTCAAATCCATGAGTGTAGTTTCTGACTTCCCCACACAAGTTATAATCCTCAAGGGCTCGGCAAAAATATGCGGCATGAGTGGAAGACAGAAAGGGCTGCAGCGTAGACTTATAGATGAAACCCAAACCTCCGAATTCCCCAAGTTCGCCAATAATCTTCGCAAAGCAGAGTCGGGAAACATGCACCTCCGCCAGCAACTTCTTGATTTGGGCAAGTCAGCAACCGAGCATCTTGAGAAAATGCTAATAGACGCAGAGCAAATGCGCGAAGCATTCACGATATTAGGGAATGAGTACACCAAGGAAGAACGAGCAACCCTCCGTGAGCAACGGATGTACACGTCCTCCATGGTAGACAGGTTAGCCAGGACGCTCCTAGTAATCACAGGCCAGATATTTAAAGATGCGCCTATCGTCAGAAAATGTCCCTCATTCGAAGAACTGCCAAACACTCTGATTTTTAGATTCTCATTGGCCTGCTACGTCATGGCCATTACCCGCTCAGCGCGGGGCGGCATGCGCAACATGAGACCAGATAGGCTTCGTAACGATCTAGTTGACATGATTCTTGTCGCCTATGGCACATACTTTGATGGGATCATGTCCGATGATGAGAACGTGAACGTTATGTTTACAGAAACATGCCTCATCCTCGCCGACCTCTTCAACGCGGAGGTACCTGCACTTAACCGATTAAAAAACCGTAACACTTACCAGATCAACAGGGCATCTCAATGAATTTCAGCACACTGCACCTTGGGTTCCTTGATGAGCTATCATCTTCAATATTAAAAAGTACAGACCCTGAGTTCATACGTGAAAAGCTCAACCTGATACTCGACCACTACCAGATCATAAACTACGAGTTTCACTACAACCGTGGATTCTGGCGCGCGAGAAAATGCACTGATGAAAATGGCTTTGAGAATATATCCGAGCTTGGAAGCCCACCTAAGGAGCTCACACGAGAGGGGAGACTTAACGAAATAAACGACCCAATCTTATATACATCAATCAATCAATATTCGACTCTAGATGAAATAAATGCAGAAGAAGGCGACCATATACACATAGTCGCCTACGAGCAAATAACCGACCGCCCCATCTGCTGCGGAACTATTGGAGAAATAACCCACATGAATAGATGGGGTAGCGGACTAACATCTGAAACTGTAGGAAACCTATTGAACAAATTCATGAATAACATGCCTCATGAATTCGGTAAAAGCTTTGTATTCACAGACGCATTCCTATCCTCTTTACTAAAGGATAAAAAAGCAAAAAACACGAACTATATACACTCTAGAATTCTAGCCAACTTAATTTTTAGTCGAAACCCAAAATTAGATGCGATTGCCTATAGCGGCGTAGCATTGGAATGCTTCTCGCAACTATGCAATAAAGCCTAATTCCGCTGACCGCTCGTTAAAAATGGCAGCTAGCTTTGTGTTAAAAATTACAAAAAAATACAAATACGGCATGTATGATTTTCAGATTCTTAAAAATGCAGAAGGTATAGAATTTGATGGCAGATTTATATGGTAAGCGTTTAGGCGTCATCTACCGTATTGAGCGCGAGGTAATAATCTCGCGCTACGCATGGGTTAGAACAATCCTCCCAATGCCGCAGGCTCCCAGTTCATAATCACCAGCTCGCCACTCACCTCAGCTTTGCCCTGCCGCTGGTTGGTGTTGCAGTAACGGATGTCGAGCGTCTCAAAGTGAAAGCCCTCGAACACACGCCGAATGTCCGGGTGGTCGTTGATGCTGACCATCACCTTGCCTTTGCAGCGGCGCATGAAGTCGGCCATCCGCTCATAGTTCTCGAACGGAAATTCTACCCCATAGCCAGCGGTCTGCCAGTAAGGCGGGTCCATGTAATGGAAGGTATGAGCACGGTCGTAGCGCTCCGCGCATTCGAGCCAGGGCAAGTGTTCGACGTAGGTGCCGGACAGACGCTGCCAGGCGGCCGAGAGGTTTTCCTCGATCCGTAACAGGTTGATGGCCGGGCCGGTGGTTGCTGTACCGAACGTCTGCCCGGTGACCTTGCCAGCGAAGGCATGGTGCTGCAGATAAAAGAATCGGGCGGCGCGCTGGATATCGGTGAGAGTTTCAGGGCGGGTCATCTTCTGCCACTCGAACACCTGACGCGAACTGAGCGCCCATTTGAACTGGCGCACGAATTCTTCGAGGTGGTTCTGCACGACGCGGTACAGCGTGACCAGGTCGCCGTTGATATCGTTGAGGACTTCAACCGGAGCGGCTTGGGGTCGCATGAAGTACAGCGCGGCACCGCCGGCAAAGACTTCGACGTAGCATTCATGTGGTGGGAAGAGCGGGATGAGGCGGTCGGCCAGGCGGCGTTTGCCGCCCATCCAAGGAATGATGGGTGAAGACATGAGAGCAAGACCTTTACTGTATGGATAAACAGGTGCTAGGCTCGCCGCGCTTCGTGCACGGAGTAAGAGCCTTGGCTGGACTTGCAGGGGCAATCTGCGGGGACGGTGACCGGGTTGGATGTTGACGCATCCACCCCGGTCGCTCTTTTTCACTTCGCTGTTGAGACTTCTTTGGCGTAGGCCTGACAGGCCGCCAGGGCGATCAGTCCTTGGTCGCCGGCATCGGTGATGCCGATAATTCGTTGAGCATGCGCTGGGTCAAGTTGGGCTCGTGCTCCGCCATGAACCACGCCGCCGGCTGGGGTGGCGACTGACACTGTGTCGCCACTGGCTGTATCGGTGGCGTCGAGTAGGACTGACAGCCGTAGGTCAGCAGTGGCAAGGCGATCACGCAGGCGAGCCTGGTTGGTTTGAGCATCGCTGAGTTCCTTGTAGTGGGTTTGTTCGCTGGCCGACAGCCGCTGCTCAAGGGCCAGGCGCTTGTCCTGTGCGGTGCGCACCTGGTCAGCGGCGGCGTTGCTGATGGCGATCAGATCGTCCTTGTGCAGGCCGGCCTGTTCGGCGAGTTGGTTGCCGTAACGCCAGTCCTGAACCTTCCAGGCCGACGCGGCAGATCCGCCGACCAATGCGGTCAACAACACGCCAACGGTCAACAGCCGGTACGGCGTGGGGATCAGGTCGACGACACGCATAGGACTGCCCTCGCCCGCTTCCACAGCTGCAGCCGATCTTGCAGGCCGTTGAGACCACCGTTGATCTTGCGGGTGATCGCCTCGAACTCATCCCGATCCGCCAGGGCATTCAGCTCGCGCACCCACCAGAACCATGCCGCCGACTCGGCCGCCCATTGCGGCAGCTCGAGCAGCTCAGGGGTGCGCAGCAAACGTTCGTCACCGAACAAGGCCAGGCTGCAGCGCAGGTAGTTGCTATGGCCGGTCACCTGAATCAGACCGCGACCGCGATAACGCTGGCCATCTCCATCCGCTTCCGGGGTGTTGCCCAGTTTCACGGCCAGAGGGCCAGTGTCGTATTTGCTTAGGTACTGATCGCTACCCAGCTCACGGACGTACTGCAGCTGGCCTGACTCGTGCCCGACCTGCGCCAGGAACGCCGCCTGACGTTTCGACGTATTGATTTGCCGATGCACCATGGCCGCGTTGAGGGCGGATACAAACACGCCCGCTTGGCGGCGGGCGTTGGGCATGATGCGTTGTAGCTGTTGCTCCGTAATGGACATAAACACTCCTGACATAAAAAAACCGCACTCAGGCGGTGATGGGATGCGCTACGGCGCGTTGACATTCACCACCTTGAGCGGCGGCTTAGCTTTCTTTTTCTTACCCTTGGATTTGCCCTGCTTGCCGGCATTGCACTCGACGGCGGTCGACCAGCCGGATGGGGTAAACACCTGCTCCACCGAATCCGCCAAGTACTCGCCATCAAGGCCGACCTTGAAACCTTGGGCGTTGATCAATCGCTCGGCAAAGATGTCGGTCCGCCCGTCCATCTCGAAACGCACGTCAGCGGTCGAGCGATTGAACGCCGCCAAACGCGCCTTGGCGGCCGACTCGGCGGCGGTCTTGTTCGGGTAGATATGCCGATCGGTATGCACCGCCGGCAAGCCATCCGGGGCGTCGTCGTTATCCACCGAGACAATGGCGAGCTTGCCGGTCTTCTTGTCTTGATGCTTGGTCGCTACGGCCTTGTGCGAGTTGCGATCGCCCAGGCTGAACCGCCAGCGACTGAGGTCACTCTTCGTCAGGGTGATCGCGCCGAACGCCTTGCCGCTGGCGGTCTGGCCACCTTGACGCGGCATCACCAACAGCTTGCCGTCGGCCACCTTGGCCGTGCAGTCGTACTGCTTGGCCAGACGCGTGATGAAATTAAAATCCGACTCGTTGAGCTGATCGACCCGGGCGACTTTCGTCGATACCGGGCACACCGGCTGCCAGCCATTGCGCGCGGCGATATCGGCCACGATCTTCGACAGCGGCACGTCTTCCCAACTGCCGCTACGGATGGTCTTGCCACTGCCGCGCATGTCGCTGGCCTTACCCTTGATCACGATCGTTTCCGGCGGACCCAACACCTCGACCGTGTCCACCGCGTAACGCCCCAGGCGCACCAAGGACGTTTCGGCATAGCCCAGGTAGATCTCGATGGAACTGCCTTTCCGGGGGAGCACCACCTGGCCGTCTCGGTCATCAATGCGCAACTCAAACTCGTCGGACTCCATCCCAGGCTTGTCAGAGATGCGCAGCAACAACAACCGATCATTGATCTTGGCCGTCACATCGGCGCCATCGGCCACGATTCGAAACATGGGGGTCATGGATTTTGCTCAAAAAAAAACCCGCACAAGGCGGGTAAAAAAAGAAAGGAGCTTGAGGAATCAAGCGGCACGAGTGTAGACCATCAATCCCACAGGCTCACCCCCTCCCCGGTCGGACTGGGCAGATCCGGCAGATAGATCACCATGCCGGTACGGTAGGGCTGGGGTTCATCCGCCAACCCCTGATTGGCATCCAGCACTGCTTCGGTGCTGCCGTTCAGATGGCCATAAACGTTATGGCAAATGACATCAAGCATGTCCCCATCAGACGTTCTGCATGTCGTCGCCATAGCGCCCAAACTCCAGAGTGAACCCTTGTTTACGCGGAATCCCGCCGTGCAAAAACGCGCCCTGTTCCTCGCCGATGGTCTTCAGGCACCACGTCCCAATCACCTCGCCATAACCCGTGGTCAGGGTCAGCGGCTGAAGCCTGGCGCCAATGGTGCGTAACGTGTCGAGCTGCTTGATCCCACCCTTGAAGCCCGGGTAGATCGTGCCCTTGAGCGTGAGTTTTTCCTCGCCCATCCCAATGGCCTGCTGCGCCGGTCGGCGCGACAGGCGTTCCTGGGAGGCCCAACGGAATTCGGTCGAACGGCTCAGCTCGTCGAAGGCCGCCGTGTCCAGATTGAAGAAATACGGCTGAAGCTTCGGATCGCGTGGCTGAATGATCAGCAGGTGCGGGAACGGCTTTACCGCTTCCGGCGCCGGCGTCGCATCCATGGCAAAGGCACTGGTGGGCACGATGTTGGCCAACGATGGACTGACCTTGCCGGCGATGTTGTTGATCGCCGTTGCCGCCTTGCCCGCCTGTTCCTTCAGCGTGCCCAGCCGTTCCTGGACTTCGGCGGCCGCCCGGGTCGCCCGGCCGTACACCGCCACCACCTGACCGACCTTGGCCTGGGCCGCGTCGACGCCGCGCATCACCCGCTGAAGCTTGGCGCCGATCGCCGGCCCCACGAACGGTATGTTTTCCAGCTCGGACGCCGCGCCAGTGATTTCACTGATCGCGCCGTTGACCGGGCCAAGCATGCCGTCCGCACTACGTCGCCCGGCCTCCCCCGCTTCGACCAAGTACTTCAGCCCCGCTTGCAACTGTTCCATATACGCCATGCGGCCTCCTTAAACGTGGGGTTCGTCGTACAGCTTGGTAGCGTTCTGTTTCGCGGCGTCCGCCATCATCCGCTGCATGTGCGGCATCAAGTCCTGAGCCAAGCGTTGCGGGTCTTTGACATCCCCTTGCACCGTGACCGGCATGTTCAGCGAGTACTGAAACTGCTGATCCACTTTGGTCGATGCCGGCTTCTCCGGCTCCTTGGGCTGAATGGCCACGGCTGCCGCCTTGGGTGGCGCCTGTACGGCCATGGCGCGGACGACGTCGCCTAGCGCCGGCCCTTGGGGGGGTGCCCCCGAGGCCATCAGCAACGCGCCGGAGCCCTTCGCGCCATTGAACGATTGGCCCATGCTGGCCAAGCTGGGAATAGCCGGACCAGGGCGCGGCGCCATCAACAACGGCGTGGCCGGTGGGGTAGGTTTTTCCTCTTCGCCACCAAACAACGACTTGCCCACGCCGCCGCCCAACATCTGGCCGCCCTGACTGCCGAGGTAGGCGCCAATCAAGCCACCAATGGCGGTCCCGATAATCGGCACCACCGAACCAATGGCCGCCCCGGCCGCCGCGCCAGCCATGGTGCCTGCCAGCGAACCGGCGGCCGCGCCGTAACCCTCGGCCTTTTCGTCATTGGTCTTAGCATTTTCATAGGTGTCGAACGCCATGGCGCCGGCTTCCATCAGCGAGCCGCCGGGAATCATCTTGGCGGCTTTGCCGATCTTGCCGACCGCCTGCACCACTCCACCCAGCCGGGCCATCGAACCGGCCGGTACCGGCACCGGTGGAATCGGCGGACGCGGCACAGGAACCGGCGGCCTTGCCCCCGGAATAGGCGGCCGCGAAGAACCACCCGGCCGAGTCAACGGCCGACGGCGCGAAGCATTGCGCCTTGACCCGCGTCCACGCCGGCGCGTTCCCCCAGGGCCTTCAGCGCCGCCGCCCATGGCTCCCGCGTTGACCACGAAAACCTTCTTGACGCCGTCGTCAGCCGATCCCGACTCGCCGCCCTCGTCGCCGCCCGAGGCGACGTCTTTCGCCATCGAAACCACTTTAAGGCCGGTCGCGATCACATCGAATTTGCCGGGCTTTTTGTCGTCCTTGCCGCCCGCTTCATCGTCGGCGCCCTCGGCCCCCTTGCCCGTGAAAGCCGCCACCGCCTTGAGCCCGGTTTCCACCAGCGACAGCGCTTTGCCGGTCTTGCCCTTGGCCCCCGCCCCTTCGCCATCACCGCCGTCCTCGGCGTTGGTGACAAAGACCTTTTGCACCGCGCCGGCCTTGCCGCCACCCAGCGAGCCGCGCGCCAGGTTGAACAGCCCTTTACCCATCTTGAACGAACTGAACAGGCCGGTGAGCGTGACCAACCCACCACCGACCAACGCGATCCCCGTCACCACCCCGGGCGCGCTGTCAGACATTGAGGTAATGCTTTTGGTGACCTTGGTCAGCGCCTCGGCCACCGTGTCCGTGACCGGGCGCAGAGCGTCCCCCACGCTGCGCATGGCGTCATCCATCGACTGAGCCATTTCGGCCCACTTCTGCGACGACGCCTCACGCCGCTCGCTGAGGTTTTTATCGAGGATGCCTGTTGCATCGCGCGAATCGTTTTTAAGCTGGCTGTACAGCGCCTTGTTCTGCATGAACGCCGACAGCGCGGCCTTGACCTGCATGTCAGCGAACAGGTCGCCAGTGCGCAGCGACTCTTCCAGAGAGGCCATCATGGCCTTGGCTTTCTCCGGGTCGGCTTGCTGGCTGATTTCGGATGTCGCTTTGGCCATCGCCGCCGCGCGCTTCGGATCGGTGGCTTGAATGTACTTCTGCGCCAACGCCATGCTGGTTTCCAGCGTGGACATTCCGTTTTGCAAACCGGTCTGCATCGAACCCTTGTAGTCGATGCCTGCCTTTTCATACGCCTTGACGGTGTCGCCGGAGCCGATTTTGCCCATCCAGTTTTTGAGGTTGTTGGCCGCCTCATCGGCGCCGCCGGCAGACTTCATCTGCACTTGCAGCATGGCGCCCAACTGCGTCACCGCATCCATGCCGGTAATGCCCAGGCTGCCCATGTTGGCCAACAGCTCAGGGAACCACTTAGCCATGTCGGCCGCTTCAAAGCTGCCCGCCTGCCCTTGATAGGCAATCGCCTCCAGCGCTTGCTGCATCTGCTTGGGGTCGGTGATCTTGGCGTTTTGCCCCAGCGCGTTGATCATCTTCGCCGTGTCGACACCGTTCGACCCCTGCCCCACGACAAACTTGGCCGCGGCCGGCGCATATTCCAGGGCCTTACTCAACTCCATACCGGCGCCAACCAACTGGTTGACCACGTCGGCCACGTCGTTGCGCGCCATACCGGTGTCACGCGAGGTATCAATGATCTTGCGCGACATCTCCTGTTCTTGCGGCTTGTTGGCAATTCCGGCCTTGATCGCGATGTCTCGCACAATGGCGCCAAAGTCCGCGCTGACCTTGGTCGGCACCGCCATAGAGCCCACACCGACAACAGCGGCACCGACCGCTTTTTTCATGCCGGACTTTCCGGCATCCAGCTGTTGATGCCCCTTGGCCTTCAGCTCGGCTTTATTGGCCGCCTGCCCCATGGCCCGATAGGACTTCTCCAGACGCCCGACTTCGACGCCCTGCTTTTTCAAGCTGTCCAGATTGGAGTTCAGCCGACTCAATAACTTGGAGGCTCCGGCGGCGCCGCTGTCGTGGGCCTTTTTCCATTCATCGCGCAGGCGAATGGTGTCGCCAATCGTGCGCTGCAGCACACGCGCCTTGTTGCCTTCTGCCTCGAGGCGCTTGATCCGCCCCGTTACATCCTTGAACGCGGCACCGACCGTCGAACTGACGGCGCCGCCGATGACCAGCCCGAGGGCGATCTTGTTCGCCATGTCATGGCCCCCCTTTGCACAGCCTTACCGAAGGCGGCTCAATCCGTGAGCCACCACACCATCTCAGCAAACGGCATCGACTGAATCTCAGCGGCGGAAAATCCGGTTTCCGCCGCCAGACGTTTCGCGGCCATTTTTATGACGCTGGGGTCAAACCCCGTTGTCTTGGTCCATACGAAAATAGCCGGCCTGTAGGCGGTTGAAATCCACCAGCTTTAGGCCCTCCAGATCCGCGACAGGCGCACCGGCCAACTCGGCAAACAACACCAGCTCGCGCTGCTCGTCATCGCCGCCCGCCTCACGATTCGCCGAACGCACGTCGCGCACGGTCGGGGAACGCAAGGCCAACTTATCGACCGTGACGCCGTTGATTTCGCTCGGGCACGACAGCGTGACCAGCACGTTATCGGTGGTGACCGACAACCACGACGGCATCGACGTCGAGTAATCGGTATCGGGTGCCAGGCGCGAATAGGCCGCCTGTACACGGCGATAGTCCACCAGCTTGAGGCCTTCCAGATCCTTCAAGCCCACCTCGGCCAAGCCCGCGAACAATATCAGCTCGCGCTGCTCGTCATCACCGTTAGAGGCACGGTCGGCCGCCCGCACTTCGCGCACGGCCGGGGCCCGCAAGGTCAACGTCTCGACCTTAACCCCGTTGGCATCGCTGGGACGCGAGAGGGTCACGACGGCGCTCTCAGCGGTGACCGCCAGCCAGACCGGCAGCTTCTTATCGTTTACTTGAGTCATCTGGATCTATTCCCTTACATGCCGAGCGCGGTGCGCACTTCGGCGAGCTGGTCTTTGCCGTCGATCACCTGAATCCCGGCGACCATGTCGATTTCGTACATCAGGCGCCCGTCGATTTCGAGCTTGTAGTACGTGACTGCAATGGCGTGTTTGATCTCAGCCGGATCACCGGCTTTCCAGTCGCCCAGGTCGACCTCTTTGAGCCGGCCGCGCAGGGTGGCGACAACGGCCGTCACTGCGCCCTTTTGCCCCTTGAAGGCGCCACGGAACGTCGCATTGAAGGCCGTGCCATCGGCCAGACCGAAGTACTTCAACGACTCACGGCGCACACCCTTGGTGACAAAGGACGCCTCCATTTTTTCCAGACCCTGATCCATTTCGATGGCACCGGCCATGCCACCACCGCGATACTCGTCGGTCTTGCTGGTCAGCTTGGGCAGGGTCAGGCTCGGCACGTCGCCGGAGAAGTTCACGCCGTCAACGAACAGGTTCGTGTTAAACAAAGTTTGAGGAATCATTGACTAGGCCCCTTAGGCTGCTTCAAGAACTTCGGTCATCCATTGATCGGTGACTTCGAAAAGGAAATTCGGGTTTTCGGCCGGCGGCACGTCGGTGAAGCGAATGCGCCAATACACTTTGCCCTGAGCGATTTGGCTGGCGGTGTTCAACTCGGTGTCTGGGTAGACTTCAAAATTAATCAGCGCGCCCCGATTCCTTTCGTCGCTCATGAATGCCTGAAGCCCGTCCGTCACATCCTTGACGTAGGTCTTGGTGATCGAGCGGTCGACGGCCCACTTGTGCCCGGCTTGCACCGCATCCATGAGGATGAACAGCGTGCGGACGCGGGTGACGAATGCCCATTTCGGATCGCTCGACAGCGTGCGGTTGCCCCATAGGCGATAGCCGTCATCGCGGATGATCGTCGCGATATTGGCGTTGTTCAGCAGGTTGGCCCGGCACGTCTCGTCGCCGTCCAGGTACTCGACGGCTCGGGTGGTGCCGGTGATACCGACGAACTCCTTGTTCGACGGCGACGCCCAGTAGCCGTACTCGGCATCGGTCCAGGCGAACAAGCCTGCCACCCAAGCCGAGCCTGGGGCATCGACCGTCTGGCTCAGGCCGGTGTCCCAGTACTGCACGCCCGGGTCAACCATGAACAGGTTGCGACTGCCGAAGTTATCGGCGTAGGCCATGGCGGCCTCATCCGTGGTCCCAGGCCCGTCGATAATGCCGATGGCGCGCAGCTTCTGCGCCAAGCCATCGAGCGCCGTGGCCACCGCCTGAGTGGCCGTGTGTCCCGGCGCGATCAACAGCCGCGGCTGAGCGTTAAACAGGCTTTTGCCATCGAGCAAGGCCTGTAGGCCGGTGCGCTTACCGGAAGCCAGCACCCCGCCAATGATCGCCGAGGTTTGCAGCGCCGCGTCTTCCAGCTTCGGCACACCGATGGCGACGATCACCGCCTTGGCCTTGGTGTAGATCGCCTGACAGGCCTTGGTGATCGCCGAATCGGCGCCAAAGGCGGCAATGGCTTCGCGCTCGGTGGTGATCAATTTCAGCTCGCCGGCCAGCGCCGTACCGCCGCCGAGGAGGCCCGGGGTGAAGGTGTCGCACAGGCCGATGATCGACGACGACGGCAAGGAAATGGTACGCGCGCCGGTCTTGATATCGGTGGTCGTAACGCCGTGAAAGAAACTCATAAAGTTCAATCTCCAGAAACGAAAAAACCCCGCATAAGCGAGGCTGTGGGGGATGTTCGTGTTACGCGTAACGGAAAAGAAAACGCCCCGTCAGTGCGGGGCGTTTATTGCAGCTCTACGGGCTCAGGTAACGGCGGCGAATCCGGCCAACCCTCGGCCAGCATTTCGTCGCGGTACTCGCCCGCCTCGATCGCGCGCAGCAACGTCAGCTCGCGATCGAAGCAGGCTTGGACGTGCGTGCGCACGGCCGTGGCCACCTCAAGAATTCCCGAGGCTGTCAACTCGGTGAAGCCCGAGACCGTTTTGAAGTTGCACGCATAGGCCGAATCCATCAGCGCAGAAACGGCAGTCCCGGCGATCAGCGACAGGCTGTCGCGCGTTGTATCAATACCCAGGCCATTTATGCTGATGCCCTGTGCCTCGCGCTGGAAGCGCTCAGACGCGATCAGCACCTTCAGCTCTTCGACCGTACGGACAGGTGTGGCGGGCTCACAGAACAGCCATTTGTCCTCATCTTGAGTCGCAGCCCAGCCTACCGCCGGGGGCGCATCGTCCGACACCTCAACCCAAACAATGTCCGGGTGAAACATCCGAGCGATATCGCCGGCGGTGCCAAACAGCTCAGACACTTTCCCCTCATAAATGCGCGCGTAAGTTCTCATTATGCGTACTCCTCAAGAAACATCACACCGGGGGCACCTGGCGCGCCAGGTTTTGCGGCCGAAGAAACACCATTTGCTACACCGCCACCGCCCGATCCGTAACCAGACCCAGGGTTAGGGGCACTAACGGCACCCGCAGCATTACCGCCCATGCCAAGCGGCCCGCTCCCACCGTTTCCGGCTATCGTTGAAGCGTTGACTAGCATCGCGGCCGTGCCTGGCGCTCCAGCGCTATTCAAGAGGTTGCCGCCAGTAGGTAGAGCCCCTGGTGCGCCCCCGGCGAAAAGATTGAAGGCCGTGGCAGCTACGGCGGGACCGGCGCCAGACGGGGAGCCTCCAGGTGCGCTAACCAGCGCTCCTAATGAGGTTGTCCCGCCAGGGCCACCAACTCCCGCTGCGACACCAGCAACACCAGCGGCACCAATTGTCACAACTTGGCTTGCGCCAATGTCCTCAGCTGTTAGCAGAGCTTCGGCATAGCCTCCCGCAGCGCCACCGCCAGATGCGGAGGTTTGGGTAGACGACGTTGTTGCAACGCCACCGGAGCCGGCGCCACCACCACATTGGCGCAAACGCACCTTTTTCATTCCAGGCGTTGGGACATAGAGGCCGTTGGCGGTGAACTTACGAATACCAAGAAGGCGACCGAACTCGTTGTCGTGGACCTTCTGCTCCAGGGCTGCGATATCAATGTTTCCCTGATTGATCGGCGCGTTCCAGGCCTTGATGCACCACATAACCGACAAGTTGCGCGGGCGTGTTTCGGCCCCACCGGTCCATCCGCTTGTTAAGCCAGATGCCGCACCACCAATCGAACCCGGAGAAGTTTCTACATAACCCTTCGCCGTCGCGCCCGTCGAGCCGTAGGCCTTACCCCATGTGGTTGTTGCTACAGGAGTCGCGCCGGTGGTGGCCGCAGCGCCAGAACCACCACCAACGTTATCCACGAAAGAGGTGTCCTTGTGGGTGTGGCCTTCGAATGCGTCGTCTTCCCAGCTGCCGATGCCACGACCAGGGTTAACTCCGCGCCCATGGTCCCAGCCACGCAGGAACTCGCCGCGCGACTCAGGCAGACGGAAATTTCCAACCCCTTCGTTGCCCAGGTTGAAGGCAGTCCCCAGGAACGCCGCCAAATCTGGATAGGCCGCAATACTCTTGACGCTGCCGTCAATCTCCAGAAACCCCGGTGCGACCTTGTTCACCGGAAACGCCACCATCGTCCCGACCGGCAGCGCCGAAGCCTGGGCAACTATCGACTCGACTTCGGTCTTGGTGAAGGTATCGGTGATGCCCATCCCGGCCAGTGTGGTCGGGTTCGACCCGGACACGAACACGCCACGATCATTCACCGTGACCTTGGTATAGCTGCCGGCGGGTTTGTTGGCCGGCAACAGGCCGTTAATCGACGAGTCGACGTACTGCCGCGTCGCCAGCACCACGGCCGGGTCAATCTTCAGCTGAATGTTCGCGGTGCCGCTGGTGATGATGTGCATCCGCACCACCTGGTTACGCCCGGAATTTTGTTGCAACTGAGGCTTATAGCTAGGCGCAGCATTGGCGACCGCGGAAAACACGCCGTCCTTGTCCTCCAGCGCCAGTTCACGAACCCACCAACCGCCCACGTCGGGCGGCAACACCAGCTCGGCAATCAGTACATTGGCGTCAGTTGGAGACACGTATAGTTGATTGATTTGAGCCCGATATACTTGGTTGATCAGCTTTATCTGGGAAGGGTTTGGCACTGGGTCGGTGCCGTTGGCATCGCCAATAAGCATGTATCGCGGCTCCCAAGGGATACCCAGCGCATCGCAGTTGGTTTTCTTGGCGGCCCCTTGAATGGTGAGCATGCCGCCGAATATAGAATTTTTATCAACCATGGGGGTACACGTCCAATTCGTCGAGGGTGTATTCGCTAACGCCGTGATAGCCCTGAATCACCACGTCAATATCGGGATTGCTCCAGGGGTAAACATCGATCTCGTCGCCGTCATACACAGCGATGCCGACATAGGCGTCCAAATGGGTTTCCAACGTGATATCGAGACCGGTCATATGCCGAGTCACCGGCTTGGCGTCGTCGATCAGGCGCTCCAACTCCTGAAACATTTCTTCGGTGATACCGGTGTCCAGCACGCCGACCTTCAGCGCGAAGGTGCCCGGCGGTCCTTCTGGAACCGCGTTGAACCACTCGACGATTTCAATCAGGTAGCCCAAGGGCTCGACCACCCGACGCAACGCGCCGATGGTCCCTTTGTGGGCATGGATGTAGTAAGAGGCCTTAATGGCGGCGCGCTTGGTCGCCTCGGTCCATCGATAGTCCCAGCGATCCACCGACCACGCCCACGCCAGATGCGGCAGCAGATGCACCGGACAGGTATCGGCGTTGTAGAGGTCGCGCAGCGGGACAATCGTTTTCTCGAAAAACGTCGCCTCCATGGCCCGTTCCAGTTGCGTGCTGTTGATCGGCAGTAGACTTTTCATATCAGCCCGCCAGCGTCACGGTGTAACCCGTACAGAACGCCGCCTGAGCCTTGGTCGGGGCCAGATCCTGCCAGCCGACCAGCTCCACCCGAGAAACGCCGGCAACGTGCAACTGAGCGTCCACACCGGAGCGCGCGACCTCGATGCCCAGCCGCTTGCGCGGATTGATCCAGGCCGCCAATCGACTTTTCGCCTCGGCCAAACTGGCATCCGCTTCGGGGCCGGCGCTGGCCATGTGCAGAATCGCGTTAATGGGGTAGCGGATCACTTGCGCGCTCTGCACCGTCACCCGATCCCCTACCGGCCGCACGTCGTCGTCATTCAGCGCGGTGGCCACCGTGGCCAACAGCTCCGGCGGCGCCTCGCCTTCCCCATCCAAACACAGCACCGTTACCGTAACGCAACACGGTGCCGGGCTTTCGGCCGTGGCATCCGCCACCAACCCTGAGGCGTTGCGAGCGTGCAGGATGTAGCTGTTACGCGGGCCGGCCGTGGTCAACCCTTCATAGGCCAACTGGATACGCTCCCGAAACGGGTCGTCGTCCTCCTTGACCTCCGGCACCGGTGGCACCGCCAGCAGATCCTCGGCCTGAATGACCAGGCGCTTCAGATTGACGTTGGCCCCCAGGTGATCGAGGTCGCCCTTTATGGCGTGTGCCAGCAATACCGCCTTGCCGGCGTCATTCACCCGGGCGCGGTTGCCGACCTTGATGTACGCGCCGACCTCCAGCACCTTAACCACCGGATCGCTTTCCAGCGCGGCGGTCCAGTTGCCGCCCATGTACCCGCGAAAAACCCCCAGCCCCTCCTGATAAACCTCTTCGAAGTCCAGAGGCTCCAACACAGTCGGCGCCGGCAGCGACGACAGATCCACGATACTCATACGGCTACCTCCAACGTGACGCCGTCGCCCAGGTACTCGCCGACAATCTTCAGGTTGATTTGCCCGCCAATAACGGAAATGACGCGCACCTGATCCAGTTTCAAACGCGGCTCCCAGCGCCCCAAGGCGCGGGCGACTTCAGCCTGTACGGCGCTTTTCCAGCCCTCATTAACGGGCAAGTCAACAAACCGCCGGAGCTTGCTGCCGTACTCCGGCCGATGCCGGCGGCTGCCCAACGGCGTGCCCAAAATGTCTGGAACGGATTGCCGCAAGTGAGCGATGCCGGAAATGGGTTGGCCGGTGTGGCGATCCATTCCGATCATCTAAATCACTCCTTCAGCAGCTCGAACTCTTCGTTGGCTTTCAGGAACTTGACGGCGTCGGTATCGGACACCGAAACATCTACCACCCCCTTGCTCACCGGTAGGGTGCGGTCAGAGTCCGGGACAATCAGCAGCCGCGATGTGTAGACCTTGTCGCGAAACTTCAAAAGCTCCGGTGTCGTTAGCAGTAGCGGTTCCCGCATCGGTGATGCGAACACCTGTTCGTCAGCGACAGGCGTGTCGACGATCTTGGCCATGTGTTTCTCCAGGCATGAAAAAGCCCGCACTGGGCGGGCTGTCGTGAATGAATTAATGCGTGTGGTGGTTACTGTTGCCGGTGGCATCGATGATCGCGCCAGCGCTGGTGATGCCCTTGGTGACGTGCAACGCGCCGTCGATCATCACCGCCGCTTTCAGATTGATGTTGCCGGTGGTCACGCTCACGGCGCTATCTGTTACGACTGCTTCCGTGCTGGCGACTTTGATGGTGACCGTGCCGCTCGGCAGGGAGATGGTGTAGCTCTTAGCCTGCCAATCGTAGATCAGCGAGCCGCCATCATCGAAGCGCCAGACCTCGACGTGGTCGCGGTTATCTGGCGGTGGGCCGGCATTGCCATACAGGCCCGGGACAAACGTGCCTTGCGATACGTCACCACTGGGACTGATCAAACTGCCCTGCTCGCCCATGGACGGCGCCCGCCAATGCCTGGCCTTCCCGGCGGCGATGCTGTGCCAGCGCACCCACGCGCTGACCCAGTCGCTACCATCCGACACCCGACACACCGGCGGCGATGCGGACAGATCCACCGCGACCACATAGCAAGCCTTGACCGCTCCCGCGATCATGCGGTCATGCTGAGCGCTTGCATAACTCACTGCAGATCCTCAGGCCTGAATGGGCCGTTACCCGGGGCAACGTCAAATACGAGCGTCCCCGGAGGTTCGTCTGGCCAAGGCCACTCCTCAGTGCCGATGTAGACCTGCTGAGTCCATTCCACCAGCCACACGGTGTATCCATCCAAGTGCGGCTGGGTCCAGTCCTGCAGCGCTTGCACAAACTCGGCGGGTTCAACTGCTAACCCCCACGTCTGCGCGCGCAGCAACATTGCCAACTGGGTCGCCAATTGCACGGCCTGTTGGTGATGGTGCGGCTTGATCGGGTCGACGATGATGCGGGCCTCGAACTTACAAACCAGGGAGGTTTCGCCAGTTCCGATATCGGTACCCGGTTCGATCTCGGCCAGTTCCAGAAACACCGCTGGCAACAGCACGCGATCTGAAACGTTCGGCCAGGCTGCGACAGCCTGAACGCCCGGCAGGTGGGTACGCAGATGTTGTTCAACCGCCTGATAAAGTCGGTCCAGGCTGAAGGGTTCGTCAGACATTGCCTATCCTCTTGAGGTACTTCTGCAGCTCAAAGTTGAGCTCCTGTTTCAGGATCTCCAGCAGGCGCTCATCCGCCTTTTGTACCCAGCTATTGAAGTGTGGTCGCGCCTGCTCCAGCGAGACTTTCGCCTTGGCCAACGGAAAGCGACTACCATTTTCCGCCACCCACCCCGAACTCGGCCCGCGACCCGGTGACACCGTGCTGTCGGGGTAGTCGTCCGCATTGAAGTGCTTGCTCGCCGTGCGAATCCAGATGTCGGGCTTGTTGCCGTAGACCTTTTTCAGGAACGCACCCTGGTACCGGCGCCCGGCTACCGACACGCCGCTGCCGGTCTGCCGTGCGCGGCCGATCCGGCTGGACTCGATGGCGTTTAGACCAAACCACAGCTTGCCGCTGGAAGCCCCGCCGGAAACCGGGTAACTGCGCAACCGTTGACGCACCGCCGCGACAGCGATGCGCTCCTGCCGGCTGACGGCCCGGGCGATGTGCGTGCGCAACCAACCCAACGTCTTGTTGATCGCGCGTCGGTGCGCCGTCGCCGCCGCCTTGGGTACCAACTTGGCAAAGTCCTGAAACGCCTGAAGGTCCGTGGCCGAGGATTGGATGGAAATCATCCCGCCACCGGCCGAGGGTTTGAAATAGCTACCGACACTCATGGGCGCATCCTCAGGATCAGGGCGACCAGGCCGTCGCCGCTCGGCTCCAGCTGCAGCAGGTCGTAATCGCCGCCGCCATCCAAGGCGGGCAGATCGATGCTGACCAACAAGCCCTGCACCAGGCCCTGCGAATCGCTGACGCGGATCTCGAAACGCGGCTCACGCAAGCCGGTGTTGAGCTTGCCGAACTTCGGCTGCAACCAGGGCGCGGCAAACATACCGAACACCGGCTCTTCGCGACCCTCAATCCGCGCGGTGTCGCCCAGCGTTTCGAACACCACCGCATCGACCTCGGCAACCAGATCGCGAAAGCTCACGGTCAGAGCTCCAGCAGGATCTGTGCACGAGGTCGGGTGCACAGGTGCAGCGGGTTGGACTGGGCTTCACCGGCCATGCCTTTATTGAACGGCAGCGGCTCGATCATGCTGTAGTACGGAATGCCCTGGGTGTTGACCGTCTCCATGTAATCCGCCGGAGCGAACACCGAGATGTACAGATCCGGTACACCTTCAGGGACCAGCAACGCCTTGTCGTCGTGGACGAACGAGACACCCGCCACCTTGCCACGGTAGCGCTCCCAGACAATGCCGCCGAACTCGAAGCTCTCCCGGGCGTCACCACGCAACGCTGCCGCCTGCTGGCTGTTGAGGTAAGTTTCCTTGACCGACTTGTGAACAATCAGCTTGTTCCAGAAGTTCTTGCCGCAGAAGGCGCGAGAGCCGGTGCTGGTCACACTGCCCAGCGCGTCTTCTTGCATATCCAGTGCTTCACCGCATTTAACCCGCAACTCAGTACTCGGATCGGCCAAGCCCATGGGCAGCTTCTGACGCTGCACGCCGAAGGACGCATAGATATCCAACAGAGGGGTTTGGCCATCGGCGTCGAGGATCAGGCCATTGAGGGCACCCATGCGTTGGAACTCGTGCGTCGCGTCCAACTGCCGCCGCGCTTTCGCCAGGCGGGCATTGACCACGTCTTGCACCGCTTGCAACTCGGTGCGGGTACCGAAGGCGCGAATGCCCTGGATCTCGTCGGCCTTGATGGTGAAGCGCTCCGGCAAGTGCACGGTGTTGAAGGGGATCAGGTTGCGCTTGCTCGACGCGACTACCAGGCCAGAGCCACCCCGCTCACCGGCAGGCACCAGTGCTAGGGTGTCGCCGTCCTTTTCAATCTGCACGGTCAGGGTCGTAACCCCTTCCTCGCGAAACAGGCCCAGCGCACTGATGCGGCCCGGCAGGTACGGTTGTTCGTTGAGTGCAGCGGTGAGCGCGGTAACGGTAAACGCTTCGTCGTCAAAAATGGCGATATCGGCCATGGGTACTCTCCAGAAATGAAAAACCCCGCTCAAGGCGGGGTGCATGAAGTAGGCTGATCGACTTATCGGACGATCAGGAAATGGGCGGCCAAGTCTTTTTCGGCGTCGGCGTCGAGTCCGGTCAGGTGCGCTTCGCTAATTTCCGCCAATCGCACGACGGCGCGACCACGGCGCACCACATCCGACTCACCCAGCGGACCGAAGAGAATCGCCACGGCAGCCTGAGTACCGTCTTCGGCCGCCGGAGCGTACGGCGCAAATTCGCTGGTGGCCGTCACCAGGCCGAGGACCTGGCCCGGGTACAGTGCAGGGCCGGCTGCGACGTTGATCGACTCACGCGAAATGTTCCCCGCCCCTTCAGACAGCAGAAACTCACCGGCGTGGATCGGTTCTTTTTTGATGGTCATGGTCTTGCTCCTTTCGCGCCGTGCGCAGTTCCAGAGTGAGCGGCTTGTCGAGCGGCCCAGATCGAGGTGGGATCAGTTTGTTTGGCCAGCACCTTCGGCGCCGGGTCGTTGTCTAACGGCAAGCTGTTGTCGATTTCAAAGCCTTTGCCGCTGCTGACAATCTTGTCGAACAAGCGCGCCCGCACTGCCGCTGCATCCAATCCAGCCGTGACGTACTCGGCACTGAACTCCGGCAAGCGTGCAGCCACGCAAAGGTCATTCACCGCCTTGGCACGGGCCAGGCCAGCCAGGACGATCTCTTCGCTTTCGAGTTTGGTCGAACTGAGCAGCGGCGCAACCAGGTTGCTGATCCCCGCCTCGGTGCAACGCTGAGTGATCATCAGAGCCAACTTGGTCGAGTCGACCACCGACGGATCAGTGGGCTCTAACTCCGGGTCCAACTCTGGCGGCTCGTCGAGCTGGGCCAACAGTTCGGCCGGGGCGTGCTGGAAACGCTGCAGCACACCACCCTGACCGAGGCAGGCTTTGACCTTGAGCCCATCGCCGACTTCATCGGCCAAACCCAGGGCCACCGCTTCATTGGCGGTGAGCCAAGTTTCAGCGGCAACCAACCGCCGTAACTCGACCTCATCAATGTCCGGCGCCTTCGCCTTGTAAGCCGCGATGATCGCTTCCATGGTCTGGTCCAGAACGTCCGCCACTTTGCGGAAGTCTTCGGCGTCACCCGCCGCGTAAGTCCAGGGGTTGTGGATCATCAACATGGCGTTGGCCGCGATGACGACCTTGTGTGCGCCGCACACCGCGACGCTGGCCGCACTGGCCGCCAGCGCATCAATGCGCCCGGTGCAGCGTTCGCCCAAACGCGACAGCGCGTTGTGCATGGCCAACCCGTCAAACAGGTCGCCGCCGATGCTGTTGAAGGCGGCGATCACTGGTGAGACACCATCATCCATGGCACGCAGATCCTGCACGAATTGATTGGCAGTAATGCCCCAGGCGCCGATCTCACCGTAGACGAAGACTTCGAGCACTCGTTCGGCGGCTTCACCATTGGCTTGCACTGCGTACCAGGTTTTATCCTGCACCTGCACTTGCTTGCCGGCGCGGTTGTAAATGCGCGGTCGCGCTTTGTTGCTCATGGTTGCTCCTTGTCGTCGATGGGCTCGACGGCGTCGAGAGTGTTGTAGTTGAGGCCCAGACGCGTGGCCCGGGCCAGATCGGCGGCGTTTTCCGCGTCGACCGTTTCGGCGTCGTAGCCGGTGCGCAGGACCATCTCGCTACGCGAGGCAAAGCCGGCCTGCACTTCCATGCGCCGCGCCTGTACGTCCTGCACCGGCTGGATGTAGGCCCAGCCTTGCGGCACCCAACGGGTACGCAGGTATTCACGTCGACGCTGTGCGTAATCCTTCAGTACCAGGACACCCGACAACACGGCCATGTCCATCCAGGCGGCACGCACCGGGCGGCAGAGTTGGTGGACGTAAACGCCGAATTGCAGTTGTTCCAGACGGCGTCGAAACTCGTTGAGCACCACACGCAGCGCCCGGTCGTTGACCTCACGCATGTCGCCGGTGAGGATCTCGTAAGGCGTGCCCGTCCCCGCCGCTGCGGCCATCAGCTGCTGTCGCATGAAGTCCGGGTAGTTGTTGCCCGCGTCTGGCGGTTTGGAGAACTCGACCTCTTCACCCGGCCCCAGCTCCTGCATGGTGCCGGGCTCCAGCGCGACCATCGGCGTGAAGCCGTCTCGATCGTTGTCCAGTAGCTGGCCGGTGATTGGATCTCGTGGAGTCTGTCCAGAGTCCGGCGCTGGCCGACTTATGAATCCGGCAAACAGGTTGGCCACCTCTTGGCGAAACAACACCGCGTCGTCGTAGTTGTCGAGACTGCGTAGACGCTTCAGCACCGGTGACAAGCGCGGTACACCGCGCAACTGGCCCGGCTCGACCGGCTCAAAGATATGCAGCACCTGCGAGGCCGGCACGCGCACCAACTGGTTGTAACCGGCGTTCAGCGATGACGAGTCACGCGGATGCGACAGGTACATCCAGTACGCCACCCGCTTGCCATCCGGGGTGAACTCGATGCCGGCGCGGATGAGGTTGCCGGTTTTGGTGGTCTCGAACTTGTCATGCGGCACGAACTCCGGCGCGAGGATCTGAAGCTGCAGCGGTACCGCGAGGCCTTCATCCAAACTGCGCGGACGCAATCGCACAAAACACTCGCCCGAGGTTTCAACCGTGCGCGCCGCTAGCGCCTGCTGGCCGTAGAAGTCGGTACGCTCATCGGCGTCCGATTCATCAACCCAATCGTCCCAGAGTTCCTGCAGCAATTTGCGCAGGGCTTCGTCGTCGGTTTTGGGTCGCGGCGTGATGCCGGTACCGATCAGGTTGCTGACGCGCTTGTCGATCACGTTGAAGGCATACGGGTCGTTGCGAACCGCTGCTCGGGAGCGCGAACGCAGATTACGCAGCGCCGGAGTGTTGATGCTGTTGACCCCGTTGTCGGGAGCATCCCAGCCAGTGGATCGGCGGCCCTCCCCGGCGCCTTCGTAACTGGCCTTGATGTTCGACGGCAACACGAATCCGTTACGGGTCAACGTCGGATAGTGGCGGGCCATTAGACTCCTTTGCCTCCGTGGTACAGCCTGACCACGCGCGAGCGCGGCCCGGCAGCATTGATCAGCGAGGAGCGGATTTCTTCGCGCGCCTTGAGCAGTTCGTCGATGGTGCGGTATTCCACGGTACGGTCGGTGTAGCGCACGACTTTTTCACCACGTGCGATGGCCGCCTCAACCGCGTCGAGGTGCTTTTGGGTAAAGGACATATCAGCGTCTCTTCAGATAACCGCTCGTGGAGCTGCGGCGTTGAGGTGGCGGTGCTGCCGGCCGCGATTGCACGATCGGAGCAGTAGGTTTTGGAGCCGATTGCGGTGCAGCAACTGGTGTTGCTGGTCCGGTGACACGCTCGCCATGAACAGGCTTGATGCCCAATGCGTCGTCGAACAGACCAGACTGCGCCAGGGACTGGCGCACTCGCTCCCAGTCGTGTTCCTTGTAACGGTTGAGGCCCAGGTAATGCGCCATGGCCAGGCAATACACCATCAAGTCGAGTGCTTCGTTACGCTCGGCCTTTCCCTTGACCCACTCAATGCGCTTGTGTCCGCGTATGTAGCGCGCAACCTTGCGCTCCGCGACGCATTGGTCGAAGAAATCGTCCGGCAGGTCATTGGCAAAGTGCAGTGCACCCGGGCCAGATTCGAACGGATAGCGGTTGTAGATCCAGTCCTTTGCCGTGTCGGTACCGACGAACCACAGCTCGGCGCCGTTGCGTTCGGTCTGACCTTTCCAGGTCACGTCGACCATGGACGGCCGCTGAGCAATCACCGGTTTCCCGGGCTTGCTCGCGCCCTTGATGGCGAACACATTGCGCCAGCGGCGAACGCGGCAGAACTGGTAAACCTCATCGGTGTGATGACCGCCGGAGTCGACGGCCACCGCGAGAATACCGAGGCCGACACCGCACGGATGGCGATATTTAGCCTTGAGCAATTCGTCCAATGCTGCCCAGGTACGTTCGTCTGCGGGATCACCCGAGACCACCTGGTAGTCGACGACCCAGCGCTCCATGCCGACGCCCCAGCCCATTGCCATGAACTCCAGGCGGTTGGCCTGGACGTCGACGGAGCCGGTGATCATCAGCACCGCCGCCGACAGTGAGCCGAGGGTGAAGCCTTCCAACCGCGCCCGCTGTCTAAGCTCATCGGCTTTGGTTTGCTCTTGCGCGCTGTCCCAGACCTTCGCCAGACGGGTGTTGTAAAACACCTGCATCGGTTCTAGATCACCTTTGGCCTGGGCCTTCTTGGCCTTCTCGAATTGCTTGGCGAGCGACTTCCAGTCCATCCAGCCCAGCGGCGAATACAGTGCATTGAGATGGAAGCCCACCGTCTCACCATCGCCTTCGGCATGGGCACGCCATTCACCTTTGGTGAGCATCTCGCCCTTGTGGTACTCATCGATCAGCACGTCGCACTCGGGCCCGGCGCACTGGTAATGCACAACACTGAAGTCCTTCGAGTAATGCAGTCGCTCCCACTCAAGGATTTGCATGTGCCCGCAGCTCGGGCACGGCACGTAGTAGTAACGCTGGTCGCTGCCCTCGAACAGGTCGGAGATCCGCGAGGCACCCTTGATCGTCGGCGAGCTGGAGAAGTAGAACTTCGCATTGCGGCCGAAGGTACTGCCTCGGGTTTCCGCCAGCTCGATAGGGTCGCCCTCTTCGCCGATGTCGACTTCCCAGCGGTCGATCTCATCACCGTAAACGTAGCGCGCCGACAGCTCCGAAAGGTTGGCCGCCGAGCCGGCGGTGGTGACGTACAGCGAACCGCCCTCGAACTCCTTGGTGTCCATGGTGTTGCGCGAATCCCGCGAACGACTGGACGCCACCCGTTCACGCAGCACCGGCGTGGCTTTGATGGTTTTGCCGATTCGT